ATTCTAGTATCAACTTAGCCTCAGGTAAATCTATTCCTGCCAAGGTCTTCTCATTAACAATGATAGCACCCTTAGCAGTTGCCTCTTTGAATACTACTCCTTGGCTTTGGAGTCTTTCGGCAATTTGTTTTCTACTTCCAAGGTTAAAGACTGTGACCTTATCTTTAAGTCTCTTGCCTGTTTTCTCCGAGACTCTAACCTCCACCAAGGGAGGGTAGACAAGTTGGACGGTTCGCTCGATTTCATTCATTCTCCCCATCAGATCAGTAAGCAATTGATTAGCACGGGCAGTGTCTAACTTGAATCCATTAGCCTGCTGCTCTGCTATTATGATTGCTACTTCATGCTCTAGTTGAATACATTCCTCTGAGAATCCATCCTCCTCTAGCAAGCTGGTGAGGTGAGGCTCAAGCTTATGAGTTATCTCAACGTCCATCTTGCAATACTTCTTCATCTCCTCTGTTAGACCACCATCATAATCATCGAACTTAATCTTAGGATATCCTAACCTGTCACCCCAAGCTGCTAATGAATGCCCACCTTCTAAGCGTGGACACCATAGGCGAGATAGTAACACTGTATCTCTCAGCTTGTGGTTAGGTATCTGCACCTGCCATAGTTTATCTATCTTAGGTGCATCAAATCCTGTGATGTTATGTCCTATTACGTGGCTTGTATGGCGAAGGTGTTGCTCTAACTGCATCGGGTTCACTAGTAACCTCTGCTTTACCTCGCCCTCTCTTTGGATTCCACAACACCAGATATGATCCTGCTTCCATGTTGTCTCTATATCTAGCGTTAGCTTCATTGTCCATCACCTCTAGTGCGTAGCTACCTATCTTACTCATCATCACTCTCCTTCTTACCTGTACGTACATCGCTGTAGTGGTTAGCCCACTTACTATTGTGTTCCATGCCAGCATACACTTCCTCCATAGAGTTAGCCCTCCTCCATTTACGATGAGAGCAGCGTCTGTTACACCACTTGTACGTCTGCGTGTTTATCATGTAGTATATCTTTTTATGATGGACTACTATACCACCAATGCCATAGGGTACAGGATTCTTTTTACCTTTATCTCTAAGGAATTGTATAGCTGCCTTATGTTTATCCTCGTCTAGGTACCCCTCAGAATCAACCTCAGTGTAGTCACCTATACGTCTTGTCATAACTCTTTCTCCTCTTCCTTCTCAAGCATACGACCAGTAGAGTGGCTGTATGCCAGCTCGTTAGCCTTGCCTGTGATGCCACAGAATCTATTCTTTAACACACGTACATGAGTAGTGTTGCGAGTCTCCTCGTCCTCTGCCTGTCCATTACGTTCAAGACCTAGCACCATATCACTAAGCTGTGCGATAGAACCAGAGCCACGTAGCTGTGACAAGCTAGATGCTGCACCCTCTTCATGACCTTTACCATCTGGTCGCTTGAGATGTGACACCACGAACAGTGCGATGCCTGTCTCCTGTACTAACATACGTAGCCTAGTCATGATCTCGTCTAGTGCCTTACGTTCATCACCATTAGCTTGCGCTGACACCACAATAGATACGTGATCCAGTACGATGTACTTGCAGTTCAAACCTTTAGCCATATAACGAACACGGGCCACGATGTTATCAACACCAGTAGAACCGAAGTGGTCGAATAAGAATAGACGATCAGTGCCTAGTGTGGCATCAAATGCATCCTTCCTCTCCTCGTCAGTTGCTATTGTGTCAGGTAGGTGTAATGGTTTGTTAGCAGCAAGGGACATTAAAGATAGAGCACTCTTCTTAATACTCTCTTCAAGGAATAAGATTCCTATATTATCTTCTGTCTTGCTAATGACTTGCCATATAATCTCCCGCATGAACTGGCTCTTACCTAGTCCAGATCCTGCTGTTACTGTAACAAGTTCCCCTTGTCTGATTCCATATGTGAGTTTGTTGAGACCCTCGAATGGATAGAGGCAATCTGCTGGGGCGATAGGCTTGTTGACCTCTTCCCATAAGGAGGCTCCTGCAATAATTCCATCTGGGACGAAGCGTTCTGAAGCCCACCATCGGTCAATGAATTCTTTAGTGCGTCCAAACTTAAGGTAATCGTTAGCATCTTTTTCATCCTTAGTATGTTTATAGATCTTAGTCTTACCACCAAACAACTCAGCCACTTGGTTGGCAGCTTTCATACCTACATCATCTGCATCGAAGCACACTACGATGGTATCGAAGCTGTCTAGGTACTCATAAGAACTACGACAATCCTTCAAGGCAGCAGCACTGCCATTCTTAATAGATACTACAGGGTATTTACTCCCGAGCATCTGGTAGGCAGACAGTGCATCATACTCACCCTCTGTTACAGTGATGTACTTACCACCTTTAGGGAACAAGTTCTGTCCGAACAGTACTGTGTCTGACCAAGCACCTGATGTAAAGAACTCCTTCTCTGGAGTCCGAGTCTTAGCTCCCACTAAGAAACCATCCTTATCATGGTATCCGAAGATCATACGTTCGCCATGTAACTGGGCCTTGTATGTCTTACAGGTATCGCTTGATATGCCACGAGCAACTACGCTCTTGTATGGCTTGGTGTTTAAGTCTTCTTTAGTTCTATCGAAATTTCCTGAGGAAACTTTAGTACTAGGTACATCCATATCTATCTCCTTACCTCTAGTTCGTTTATCGCAGGCGAAGCAAGTGCTCCACCCTTTATCATCAATTGACAATGCATCGCTGCTTCCGCAGTCGTCACAAGGCAAGTGTGTTCTGACGAAGCCCATTAGCAAAATCCTCGTATTCATGGTTGGTCATGAAGTGGCTCAGCACCACATCAAGTGACATTAATAATTCCCAATCAGCAGCTCGTGCCGTAGCATTACTACCATCATGATAATTATCTAAGTAATAGTTCTTCAGGCAATCAACAGTGATTGCATTGGCATCCTCTATACCCACTTCAATCTTCATTCTCCACCTCCTCATTGGCACTATGCATAAGCGTAATACTAATAGCCTTACCTGTCTCCTCAGACTTATCCAACGCCTCACACATGATGGTGTAAAGCCTAGTCTCTGTATCAACACTGTGCTTAGTGTATTGAAAGAACTCATACATAGGTGACAGGAAGAACATGATAACAGAGCCTAGCACTGAAAGTCCAGCAGCTAGCCACACTACCTCCGTGAACCAACTAAGCATCCAGCACCTCTGCTATAAGCATTGCTTTCTTTTCAGCTATCTTCTCGTACAGATCATGATGAACAATCACTGCTGATATTGTAGTAGGTCCCCGCTTCAATATCTTAGCACACTCAGACAGTGAGATACCTATTGACCTTAGGTCCACCACCCTCTGCAGCTCCTTATTTGACCAGTACTTAAGAGGGCGTATAATCCTCCCCTCCTCTACCTTCCTAATAACTTCAGGTGTATCCCTAAAGCTGGTAGGTATCTTTGGTTTGAATATTAAGCTCATGTTGCCTCCTCTTTAAATTCATCTATAAGTTTAACAAGAGAGGCAGCTTTACCTCTATTGTATTCACCAAAAGGTTCCTTCATAGTAGACCCCTTAGTGTACGAAGCAAGCTCGAAGGTTAACTTATCGAGCTTACGTGATCGTGCTATTTTCTCTTTCAGTGTCATTACTCATCCCCTATTGTCAACAAGTCCATACGATTAATGGTTGGTATCTCTTCGTCCAACCCTTTACTACAATCATTACATAGGTCTAGGTAGACACCTGATTCATATTTTCTTGTTGATTCGTAATCTGTTAACTCACAGTCGCAACTAACACAACGCATAACCACCCCTATATATAACCCTAGTACTTAATTATACCATAGGGGTTTACTTGTGTCTAGATATATGCTAGAATATTACTCTTGAGTTAACAGATCATCAACAGATAACAATCATTATCATGATCCAACCTCTTAAGAGACTCTATAGAGATACGTCACTACACATAATATAATTATACATAATAAGATCTTTCTAATTATCATATCCTATTTCCTCCATCTACTGTGAGCTGACTATTAAAGTAGGGAGCTAATGCAGCGTCCCATGTACCTTGTGCCTGCATGATTAATTCACAGACTTCCCTAATAGCTCCCCGCCCTCCATAGCTATTTGTAACGTACTGACTATAAGGTCCTAATGTACTAGCAGCATTAGGTACAGTGATCCCTAAGCCTACCTTAATAATGGCTGCAAGATCTGGTAGGTCATCCCCCATATAAGCTATCTCGTCCCACCTTAATAGTAAGTTCTGGTTGAGTTGATTTAAGGCATTGAGCTTATCCTCTCTACCTTGTAGTACTAGTTCAATATTTAATTCTTTAGCTCGTTGAGTTACACTCATTGAAATACGTCCTGTTATAATAGCAACCTTCACCCCGCTCCCTTGGAGCATCTTAATACCTTGACCATCTAAGGCACTAAAAGATTTAACCTCTCCCATATGATTGTTGATATAGAGCTGACCATCACTAAGTATCCCGTCCACATCTAGTACTAAGAGGCGAATAGGTTGTGCATGGTTTAGTAACTGTGTATCACTAAGATCTAGCATTCTCTCTCCATCTATGTAAGTCCTCTACTGTATTAATCTCAACCCCCTCAAACCTAACAGGAAGGGCACCTATATTAATATCATTCTTTAACCACCTAAGCTGCTCAAGAGATTCTAAGATTTCCTCTTCAGTAGTAGGCAGTCCGTTGTACCTTCTTAGAATCTCTGCCTTGTACCCATACACTCCTAAATGCCAAGCGCCATAACCTACTATTCCTCTTGCCATCCATAATACCCTATCTCTTGAGAGGATACACTTAACAGAGTTAGGGTTCAGTCTCTCCTCATTAGGCATTGTAGTATACACTGTAGATACTTGATAGTTATTTAAGCCAGAGATACACTCTTCAATCATTTCTATGGACACATCGGGCATGTCACCTTGTACATTGATGATGTGCTCATACGTTTTTAGCTCTTCAGTGGTGTTCACTGCACCTGAACAGCGTTCAGTTCCGTTTGTGTAGGTGCTCTTATCTATAATAACTGGATATGTATCGGATACACAGTTAGCCACACGTGTGTCATCAGTTAGTACATACACAGGATACCCTGATTTACTAGCAGCATCCGCTACCCGTCTTATCATAGGGTAACCTGCTAGGTCACATAATGGTTTACCTGAAAATCTAGTACTTTCATATCTAGCTGGTATAAGAATAGCGGTGGATGTCACGGATAGTCTCCTCAAATTTATCTAAGTATAACATATTTGGCCCATCACTTGGCGAACTATCAGGGTCAGGGTGTACTTCTAAGAAGAAGTTAGTAACCCCTAAAGCACTAGCTGCTCGTGTGAGTCCACGAACATAATCCCTATTGCCTCCACTACTATCTCCGCTACCTGAGGGTTTCTGTACACTATGTGTTGCATCAAATACTATAGGTACATTATATTCATTGAGCATATAATCCAAACCTGTGAAGTCAACTACAAGATTGTTATATCCAAAGCTAGTACCACGCTCAGTAATCCATACCTCTTTAGCGCCTAGTGTCTTACTCAGAACCCCTGCAACGTCCCAAGGTGCTAGGAACTGTCCTTTTTTTATGTTTACAATCTTGTCTGTAGCACAGGCCGCTAATAATAGATCTGTTTGTCTACAAAGAAAGGCAGGTATTTGTATTACATCTATCACGTCATTGTACTGGTCAATAATTGTATTTATATGACTAACTGTATGTACATCAGTGAGTACCTTAACACCTCCCTCCTTAATTAATCTGAAATCGTCTAATGTTTTGTACATCCCAATCCCACGTACTCCACTTAGACTCGTTCGATTAGCTTTATCAAAACTAGACTTGAAGTAATAGTCTAAACCATACTTACTACATACCTCAGCACATTCCTGTGCAATGAGCATTGATTTCTCATAGCTCTCATGTTGGCAAGGACCTGCTACAATTATCATTTAACTTTCACTCCCACAGTGCGTCTTACAATATCATCATGAACAAAAGGTGCCCAATATAGTTCAAAAGCAACTCCAGTTTCTATACCAACAAATTGATGGAATATATTAGGTAGCACCTCAGTACTATCTCCTGCCCTTAGGATAGTCTCGTCTACTGACCCATTAGTATTCCAAGTACGTATTAACATCACCCCTGACTCAACAAAGAATCCATTACATTTGAACTCATGTATATGCTCACTGCAGGAAAACCCTTTATTAAATTCAAGTCGATGATACTCCAACACACTATTTGAAAACACAAGCTCTGTTGTTCCCCAGATTTTACCTGCCTTGATTCCCATAATATACTCCTTACATTATGCCTCTAGGTAGGTGCTCTAGTGGGGCATCAGAATACCAATCAGTCCACCCTTCGACAGAGCTAACCAGCTTCATCTTACCAACTAATGCATCATGAATATAAGTATCCCCATAATCAAATGATCCAAAGGTCATGTCAGTCTTAGCTCCAATCAGCCACTTAGCCCACTGGTTCTTCTTCTCGTTATCTGGATGTTGGTAGGTTTTAATTACATGTACAATGCAATGTCCCCAAGGTCCTTCACCTTCATAGATTGCATGTGGTGTTTCAAAGTTACTCTTACCAAACGGGTTCTTCTTTCTCATGTTGTACTCCATTCATCATATGATAGTTGAAAGTCATCATCATCTAAGCTATTAATATAGATGATGTAGTCTGCATTATACTCCGCCTTACGTGAGATGTTATCATCAGACATATCCATCACTGCTTTGATAAACTTCCTGTCCTCAGCTTGGCGCATCCACACTCTACTCTTTGAATTAGTCATTGAAACTCTCCTCCATTGCCTTTCTTAATTGATGTGAGGATGCTAGTGCATCTGATAGAAGAGCGTCAAGCTTGCTATCCTCCCCTCTATACTTACACATCATGTCCACCAGTACACTACGAACCTGTTCCATCCTATAGATGTCTACAGCATTGAAAGTTTCCTGAGGAAATTGTGCTGGTTCTTCTGCTATAATATTCATACTCTATCCCCTATACCATACTTCTTCTGTATCTCGTCCAACTTAATAGACCAGTTAGATACAGGGACTACATCATGCAGTCTCTGTAGCATGGTTAATAACTCTAGCTTCATAGTCCTCTTGTAATGGTGTACCCCTATGATGGGGGTGAGTACCTTAACAATCGTTGAGTTGGTTACATTATTCCTCTCAAGGTGTACTGAGTACATATCATCTGTCATAAGACAACCCACTGCACATGACATCCCATTAGGGCTACGATATAGGCATACACCTCCATCATTCTCACTGTAACTGCGTTCACCCTGTGTTAGTAAATGTTTCTTTACCTTGTAAAAGATTTTATTCATTGACATGCTCATACTATTTACTCCTCAATCCAAATTGTCTAAAAGAGTAACCATCACTCTTACCTGCGACTATTAAGAACTCTTTGTCCTCACTAGTCAAACTCTCGTTGATACCTTGTATCATAACATCCTCATAAGCCACCTCATTGCCGAGGTGTAGGAAATGTCGAGCTGTCTGTACTGTTGAGTTAACTTCTAAGTAGTGTGCGTATTTCATTCCTTCTCCTCCTCAGCATGTTCATACACTGCCTGCCAATCATCATCATCTAATAACTTGAGGTAGTGAATTGATTCAACCCATCCCATATGCTCCTCCAACACTTCTAAGTAGAGGCGGTTCACTAGAGTGGTACGCTGATCGTGATAGTAATCCAACGCCCTCTTAACATATGCCTTGACTTCAGGTGTCATTGCATCCACCCCGTCTGCTAGTTCTTGATAGTTCATGTTAACTCCTCGTGTCCATCAGACTTAAAGTGTAAAACAAATCCTCTTCCAAGTTAACTTCACTAAAGTACACTTGATAGGATTCACCAGTCTCTTCACCTTCCCCTAAGAAATGACCTTCATCCCCTACAGTAGCTACAATCACCATTGCCTCACAGTTTAGTGGGATGTAAATGTAAGCCTTCTCTACGATATCTTGTATAGTAATCATGTTAACACCTCCATCAGTGCAATCATTTTCATTCCTTTCTTACCATGCATAGGATAGGCAATCACTTTAGTGCCCTTGTCCCAGCATGCTCGACAATCTCCACATTTACCACCACGTTCATACGCCTCACAAACTGTAGCAGTGGTTGGCGTATCTACATAGGGTAGAATAGTTGATGAATTAGCCCCATCAATAAGCTCGCCTGTGATGCTATCACTGCTATACCTAACGACAACATTGCGTAGTGACTCCATTTCATGGAAGACCCCTCTAAATTTAATAAACTTATGCATACGTGTTGGTAGCCAATGCTTGGTTAGAGGTGTACGTGCCATAACCTCTAGTATCTTGATAGCTAGTCGCTTATCGTAAACGTCACCACTATCGAACCACCTAAAGAAACTATTCTTCTTTAATAGTCCTACCATTTCATCAACCCATCCATCACGATGCCAATCTTCTTTATTATGTACCCGTAGATCTTTAACCACTGGCATATTGTAGAAGCCTGTCGTTGCATAACATCCTTGACACGCTGGTACTAACTCACCATCATCCTGCAAACTAGCAGGGCAAGTTGTTAACGCTTCCAAACTCCATGAATTACATGGCATCTTACTTGGTTTACTGAGCTTGATCATCATACACCTCCTGTAACGCTCTGTAAGGCTGTCTAATGGATTTCCTCAGGAAACCCTAACTACCCTACTAGGTCACTATTTAATTGCTTAGATCGCATTACACGATCACAACCACCTCTTCAATTATCTTTATAGAATTGCACAAATAGACATTGCCTCGTGCATGTTTCTTCTTCTCGTAATACTGACACTCAACTAACACAATGGTCTTGTCAAGGGGATCATCAAAGTTCTCCATGTACTTCAACGCATCAGCAAGTGAGGGCAGGACATGAATACCAGAATAATAATAGGTACCACCTGACCCATCACGAACGTGCTTCACCTCAGCCTTGAGCCAAACACCCTCCTTAACTTGCTTCGACCCATCAATGGCGTGGAACAATGTACTCCACCAACCTTCAGTTTTACCATACTTCATTATTTTATATGCAATCATCGTTCTCTCTCCATGTAAAGTTCTTCGTAGTGGTGCTGATCATCGTCAAGGATAGCAACCCATGAGTGGTAGTCAGAATTAAGTACATACCAGTATGGAGCTAGATTATCCTCAGACAATACTATCCTCATAAACGACTCACCGCCAACCACCATCACCACACTTGTACCTTTCACTAGTGCATCAATCATATCTATCTCCCTTAGTAATTCCTACCAACACTCATACGAATGTAAGCACTGGTGCTATCTTTAAAGTCAACCCAAGCTCCACTTGTAAACTTGTGACCACAACAATCAAAATCACAACTACATCGGAATCCAACATAAGTACAACGCGAATCTAATCGCTCCACTAGATCAATGATCTTAATCGAAGCATCAGGTAAACCACCATCAGGAGCACATCGAGATACTCGCCAGATGTAGTCATCTGTATCATCGAAGTCAGTCAATGGATTGAACCATCTCTCCAAGCATAACCCTTGCAGATCCTCTTCACCTTCAACTTGTGATTCGTAATTGTAAATCATTTGTTCACCTCACGATTATAATTCTCTTGTAAAGTTTTGCTTACTACATCACCCAGCACTACTGCTAGATCAATGTAGTAACTCATTGCTATAACCCGTGGCCAACCACGACTCATTATTAATCTGTTAACATCTCTCATTGTGTATTTCATAACATCATCCACTTGAATAAAACTTAGACAAATAAACAGGGAACTCTCCAGACTTCGGAGGTTCCCCGTAGGCTATGCTGCTTTAAGTTCAACCGCTTTGTAACTATCGATTAACATTTGCAGATCTTGCAATGTAATCTCTGGCTCCTCAGCTTCTAACCATTTAGCTATCGTTTCTAGCTTGGTCGGAGGCGTTTCGTTATATACTGCTTTGCGCCACTCGGCATATGTATCGAAATTGTTAGGCGATAAATTCTCATCCCTTGACTTCTTGAAGCAAGACAACACTTGGCGAACCGCGCTAACTGCCTTCTTTTCTGCTTCGTCCGCATTCTTGCCAGTTCCTTTGGGGAACGCTCTGGCAATGTCAGTCTTGATTAGCAAGGCCGATTCAGCATTGTTAAGGTTAACACCACTATCCTGCAAGGTAACTGCAAACACTCTGCGAGCATCGTTTGTTTTGTCGCTAGCTTTTACTTGCTTAGCTAACATGTTACCAATATTCTTAATTTCAGTTTGAAAGTTCATAATCATTCTACCTTTTGGTCAATTCATTATTGCTCAAGCTATGCTTGGCTACTCCTTCGGAATAATTTCCTAGGGAAACTTTTTACTCTTCAATCATTAGGCTCACTTGCCCGTTGCTACTCCATCAAACTTCAGACGGACTAACCCCTTGAACATGCATACCTAAATCCAGATTGTTAAAGAGCGCACAGTTATTTGCATAAGGCTATCACACCTTAACTAAGTAACAACTACTTACTTAACTAACCATATAAATATTATACGCTTACCATGTAGTGCTGTCTATACCTTCTCATGAATAGTGCGTATCTGTCTGATGAATAGTAGTTAACACTACATTAGCCTGGTCTAATATGTGATAGGGTAGTACTATATAAATTGCCTATGGGTACCTGCCTTGCCATTCACTGTAGTTATATCAGACAACTTGCATGTTAACATTAGCTTTTCTGCATAGATTACATTAGCTCTGACTACATTAGGGTAGTCTACATTAGGGGACGGGGGTGGGTATCAGCGTGTGTCATAGTAGCGGTACCTGCTTAGATACAAAAAAAGAGTCAAATTAGAGGTTAATTCATTACTAATTAATCCTTAGTTAGTGAGTACTAACCTGTTGTTAATTAAAGCTATAAAGACTATTCTGTTATAACTAAATGATCTAAGTAAAGGGCTAACAAAGTAGTGCGACCTGCGGGGGATTACATTGTGGTAGGGAGTCCCGCCATGCTGTTGCATGAGTCCCGCCAGAGTTGTCTCTGTGTCCCGCTGGAGATAGCAATGAACTACAATGTAGTCTATATGAACTACTATTTAGTTTATAATGTACACTGGAGTATACAATGTATAGTCTAGTGTACACTAAGGAGGCATCTGTGTAGACTTAATGTAGGGTAGAAGTTGAACCGATGTAGTTCATAAGAATATAGTTAATATATGTCTTGACTTTTACAACAAAGTATGATACCCTCTATTCCTACTATATAGGACTGAACAGAACCACAGGGTAACGGTGCATTCTGATAACCATTCTTCTTGTGATAAACACAATCTCTGTACTCGGTTCCACTCTATATAGAACTAAGTAGTTCTAACTAGGTGTTTGTTTATGAATGTTGAAAGTGACGAGATAAAGAAGAAGGTTGTTAAAAAAGGACGACCAACTAAAGCTGCCATTGCTGCTAAGAAGAAGGGCAATAGGAATGCTGTTGGTAGACCGAAGGGTGACGCTGCTAGAATCAATGAACTCAAGGCTAGGTTGTTAGCAACGAGTGGTGATAAGGTTATTAATAAGGTTATAGCTATTGCGTTGGAAGATGGTCATCCAGTTCAGAGTGCAGCCCTTAAGATGTGCATGGATCGTGTGTTGCCTATTTCTTATTTTGATAAGAAGAATGAACAAGGAGGTCGCAATGCGGTTTCTATTACAATTACTGGTATTGGTGGTGCTTCTGTTACCAGTGGCGAAACCATCGATGGGGAATATGAAGATGTCTGAAGATCAACCTAACCACGCAGCAGAAGTATACAGTCTATTAAAGGCTAAAGGATTAGACCCTGATGCTATTGCAGCAGTGATGGCTAATATTGATGTGGAGACAGGTGGGCGTTACCAGCATGATACCCAACAACAAGGGGGTAATGGTTATGGCTTGTTCCAGTTTGACTATATGAAGCCTTACTACAATCAGTGGTTAATTGATAATGAACAAGAAGATAGTAAGTCTTCTCAGATAGACTTTGCATTAGGTTCCATTATGGGTGATAAGCCTATGCAGGTACGTAAGAATGCTGACTCTGGTTGGGTACAAGCGATGAATGAGAATGATCGTAAAGAGTTGAAAGCAGAGATGGAAGATCCCATGTTCGCAACCACTCTATCTAAGTCATTCTCTGATTTGTATGAGAAACCTTCCAAGCCTCACATGATGCGTAGGATGTGGTCAGCCTTTAAGTTCTCCCCTGAAGACTACGAGACATTGCCTGAATAATGACTGCACTAAATGTAGAACTCCTACCTTGGCAGCAAGATGTATACGAAGATCAGACACGCTTCAAGGTTGTAGCTGCTGGTAGACGTTGTGGTAAGAGTAGACTTGCAGCATGGTTATTAATAATCAATGCTCTGTCTGAAGGTAAGGGTAACGTGTTCTATGTTGCTCCTACTCAGGGGCAGGCTCGTGACATCATGTGGGATACCTTAATGGATCTAGCCCACCCTGTCATCCAGAGCAGTCATATCAACAACCTAGCCATTAAGCTAATCAATGGGGCAACAATAAACCTCAAGGGTGCTGACCGTCCAGAGACTATGCGAGGAATCTCCTTGAAGTTTCTTGTTATGGACGAGTATGCTGACATGAAGCCTGAGGTTTGGGAACAAATACTACGACCTGCTCTAGCTGACCAGAAGGGACACGCTCTATTCATTGGAACACCAATGGGACGTAACCACTTCTATGATCTATTTAGGCATGGACAAGGTGATGATCCATCCTTTGAGAGTTGGCACTTCACAAGTTATGATAATCCTAAGCTAGACCCAGAAGAGATTGAGAGTGCTAAGTTAAGTATGTCCTCATTCGCTTTCCGTCAAGAGTTTATGGCTTCCTTCGAGGCTGGTGGTGGTGCAATCTTCCAAGAGGATTGGGTTACCTTTGATACAGAGGAACCTGATGATGGTGATTACTACATCTCAGTTGACCTTGCAGGCTTTGCTGATATAGCTAAGGCTCAGAACTCTAAGCAACGTAAGTTGGACACAACATCCATCTCTGTTGTTAAGTGTGGCCCTGATGGTTGGTGGGTTGATAATATTATCTATGGACGCTGGGACGTAAAGAAGACAGCAGAGAAGATCTTTCAAGCTGTCCGTGATTACGAACCAATCTCTGTAGGTATAGAGAAGGGAGCATTAAAGAATGCTGTATACCCTTATCTAACTGACCTAATGAAACAAGAGCAGCAGTTCTTTCGTGTTGAAGAGTTAACTCACGGCAACAAGAAGAAGACTGATCGAATTGTTTGGGCCTTACAAGGGAGATTTGAGCATGGTAACATTACTCTTAATGAAGGAGATTGGAATACGGAATTTCTTGACCAGTTATTTCAATTCCCTAACCATTTGGTACACGATGATTTAATAGATTCTTTGGCATACATAGATCAACTTGCAAAAGTTAGCTATGCTTATGATTATGAAGAAGACGATTACGAATATATGGACGCTATAGCGGGATACTAAACTATGTCAGATGAAAATGAACTACTAATTGAAGAAACAGCCGAAGCTTGGATCATGGATAAATGTGAGAACTGGCGCGATCACTTCCAATCCAACTACCAAGACAGGTTTGACGAGTACTATCGTCTATGGCGTGGTGTTTGGAAAGGTGAAGACTCATTACGCTCCAGTGAACGCTCCCGTCTAATCAACCCTGCGTTACAGCAGGCTGTTGAGAGTTCTGTTGCAGAGGTTGAGGAGGCTACATTTGGTCGTGGTCAGTTCTTTGACATACATGACGATATGAATGACCCACAACGTCAGGACATTGAGTACTTGAAGAAGAAACTTACGGAAGAGTTTGCATTAAACAAAGCCCGTCAACACATTTCTGAATGTATTATTAATAGTGCTGTGTTCGGAACTGGTATTGGTGAGATTGTATTGGAAGAAGCTACTAGACGTAAGCCCTCTATCCAGTCTGCACTAGAAGGAGCAACGCATACAGTTGGAGTACATGAGACTCAGGAAGTAACCTGCTCTATTCGACCAATTATGCCACAAAACTTCTTAATCGACCCAACTGCCGCCTCTATTGAGGAAGCTTTAGGTGTTGCTATTGATGAGTTTGTACCGCTACACCAAGTAGAAACATTAATTGAACAAGGTATTTACGCAGATGTTGAAATCGGTTCCACCAGTAATCTCTCCTTCTTGGAAGCGGATCAAGAGATTAGTGCTTATGATGAGGATAAGGTACGCCTTACTAAGTATTACGGCTTACTACCACGTCACTTACTTGAGAGTTACCTTTATGACGAAGATGAGGAAGTAATCTCCCTATCTGAAACACTATCTGATAATGGCTCTAGCTATGTAGAGGTTGTTGCTGTCATTGCTAATGGTGAACACATCCTTAAGTTGGAAGAGAACCCTTACATGATGCAGGATCGTCCTGTTGTTGCATTCCCTTGGGATGTTGTTCCTAGCAGGTTCTGGGGACGAGGTGTTTGTGAGAAGGGTTATAATAGTCAGAAAGCTTTAGACACAGAGTTACGTGCTCGTATTGATGCATTAGCCTTGACAGTCCATCCTATGATGGCTATTGATGCTTCTCGTCTACCTCGTGGTGCAAAGATGGAGGTGAGGCCAGGAAAGTCAATTCTTGTTAATGGTAATCCTAACGAAGTACTAAAGCCTTTAAACTTTGGTAGCGTAGATCAGATTACATTCTCCCAAGCAGACCAGCTTCAGAGAATGGTTCAAAGTGCAACAGGTGCTATTGATAGTGCTGGGTTTGCAGGATCTATTAATGGTGAGAGCAGCCCCACTGCTGTCTCTATGGGACTAGGTGCTATCATTAAGCGTCATAAGCGTACCTTAATTAACTTCCAAGAGTGCTTCTTGATTCCGTTTATTCAGAAAGCTGCTTGGCGGTACATGCAGTATAACCCTGACCAGTATCCAGTAGGTGATTATAAGTTTATCCCTTCTAGTTCTTTAGGCATCATTGCCCGTGAATATGAAGTGTCTCAGTTGGTTCAGTTGTTACAGACAATGCCTGCAGATTCTCCTATGTACCCAGAGATCATACAGTCTGTCATTGATAATATGAACCTTTCTAATCGTGAAACTTTAATAGCTAAACTTAAGGAGGCAAGTGTACCAGATCCAGTAGCCCAACAAGCTGCAGAGATGGACAACCAACAGAAGCAGGCTTACATCGCTGTACTTCAAGGGCAGGCACAGGAATCCGCAGCACGAGCGTCCAAAATATCTACCGAGACTGAACTCTTGCCCATCGCTGCCGAGACTGACCGACTTAAAGTACTTACTACTAACCTTCAAGATGGTGATCAGGACGAGAAAGAGTTCGCTCAACGTGCAAAGGTAGCAGAGTTAGTACTGAAAGAACGAGAGATAGTCAGTAAAGAAACTATCGTTAATAAGCAAATGTCAAATAATTAAAATAATACTTGACTTTAAGGGAGATCTGTGATAGACTCCCTATTACTTAACACAACTGAGAATCATTCTCAACTGCGTCCTATCAAGGAGAAACGCAATGTCAACAGAACAAGATCCCGAACTACAGAAGTATTTTGAAAGTTTACTAGATACTTTTATATCAGAGGGATGGAGATTCTTACTAGAAGATTTCACTGGGGCTGAAGAGTCCATCAGAGATATTATGCAATGTAAGGATGATAAAGATTTGTACTACAGGAAGGGTCAGCTTGATGTAATAGGCAGACTCCTCGCTTTTGAAACCAGCATCAAGAATTCATACGAGGATTTCCTTAATGATTCGAGTGTTTGATTTTGAATGTAGTGCATGTGGGTACATAGATGAAGTATTTGTGAAATCCGATAAACGGATAAGTCACTGCTCCAAATGTAGCCAACAGTCTCACAGGCTTCTTGCCGCACCTCTTAATAAGTTAGAACCCCACTCAGGCGACTTTGCTGGATCTACTATTAAATGGGCTAGGCAACGCCAAAAGCAAATAGAGACTGAACGTAAACGTGAATCTTCATAGAGAAGTAACTTCACATAATCTTTCCACAATACTATTATAGTACGGAGCATACATGGCAAACTTTTTAAGTGACGAACTTGAACCTCAATTATTAGATGGAGAGGAATTCTCCCAAGTTGGTGTCGAAGAGGAACCTAGTCCAGAGATGGATAATCAGGAAGAAGAAATCCCTCAGAAGTACCACGGTAAATCTAATGCGGAACTTATCCGAATGCACCAAGAAGCTGAGAAGCTCTCTGGTCGTCAAGGTAATGAAGTAGGTGAATTGAGAAAGCTGGTGGACGATTACGTAGTTAATCAAACAGTCACTAAGGCACCTGAAGAAAAGCTAACAATAAGTGATGTCGATTGGATTGAAAACCCAGACGGATCTGTTGATAGAAAGATTGATAACCATCCCGCAATCAAGAAAGCTGAAGAAGCTTCTCTTAGGTTCAACCAGATGGAAGTCATGAATAGGATCTCCACTGCACACCCTGATTTTCAGGAGATTGTAGCAGATGATTCTTTCCAAGATTGGATAGGCAAATCTCAAGTACGTATTAAGAAATTAAAACAAGCTGATCAATTTGACTTTGATGCTGCTGATGATCTATTCACTACATGGAAAGAACGCCAAGAACTAATAGGCCAAGCTAAAGCTGGTGCTGATATTGAGCGTAAGAACTCATTGAAGTCAGGCTCTAACGGTGGTGCTCGTGGTTCAGGTGAGGGATCTAAAAAGAAGTTCTTCAAGCGGTCTGAAC